ATTAAAATGTCTGCCAATAAGAGAGGCCGTCCACCATTAGACGAGCCTAGAACTCTCACGATAGGCATAAGAATTACACCAACCGAAAAGAAATTGTTAAAAGAAGCTTGTAACATTACCGGTATGACACCACATGATATTCTTTTTAACAATATTGAAGCTACTACTAAAGAAGATATTACTAATAGAAATCTCGGAATTAACGTTCAGATGTCGAACAATACAGACGAGATAATTCTAAAGATAAAAAAAGAGTGAATGTGTTAAGTTTGGCGACCAACACACTCACCCGATCCCAAGAAGAAAGAATTCTTCTTTTGTATGGCATTATATCACAATCGTTCTGGTTGTGCAATATATTCTTTTCTAACTGGGATAATCTACAAATCGTAAACGTAACCCCTTAAACAAATTTGTAAACATTGTTCAACACCCTTAATATATAAAGAACACAGGGTTTAATCAACGTAAAAATGTTAAATTTTGATTGTTGATTTTGACCTTTATTAGTTGTATTATATCATTAAGGAATTTCGAACAAGTGTTTTGTTGAACAGCTAATGAGGAGGCGTATTTATTTGATCAATAAACTTCAAGATAGTGAATATGTAATAATAACTATTACATTGGATAATCTATTTACTCTAACTGACGTAATTAGCTTGAATAACATTAGAATATTAGAGAATAACGATAAACTACAGATTATGACGGGAAATACAGAGATCGTATTAAGTATTAAAGACTTAACCTACAATGAACTCGAAGATATATACGAATACGAAAGAGATAATTCATATTTAAGTTTACAAATATTCCGGAAGTAATTTATTACTGACGGAATAAAGATCTCAACATTAGGAGAGACAGTAATTTACTGTTTCTCCTATTATTATATTATACATACCAAATTTACACTCAACCTAAAGGTTTCGTGTATACATAATAGTGAAAATTGTTGACTTAATGTATATTATGTGATAATATTACATTAGGGAAATCAGTTATTGTTTTAGAAAGTAATAAAAATTGACATCAAGCCCGCAAACCCGCATTCCCACATATATATACATAGGGTACTTTCGCTCAAATCGCCAAAAAAGCCATAGTTTATGGCGAAAATCGGAGATGAAATAGGTACACAGAATGTCCAGAAAAAAGGTCAAAAGTACACAGAATGTCCAGCGGTGTTAAAAATCCCTTATTTTATAGCAAAAAAAATTGGAGGTAAAATTAATTGACTGAAGAAAATTTTAAAGGCGACAGATGGTTCAACGAAACAACTGGAGAATTCAAAGATGATGTAAGAGGTATTATAACTGGAGATGATATAAAAAAAAGAGAGGAAGATATCAAAGCTTTCCATTTAAGAAGAGATCTTTTTAATATCATAGGTAAAGAACTTGGGAATTTTTATTTCTACCGTTATGATAAATTATTAGAACTATTGAATGAAGATACTGCTACTGCTTTTCGTTTTTTATACTTGTGTACATATGGGGATAAAAGTGGGTACATATTAACATATAATAATCAAAGATGTTCTAAATATTCAGATTTTATTTTTATATTTGATCGAACTAAATCGAGTGTAATTAAATTTGTAAAAACAATGGAAGACTATAAATTAATATACAAACAAAATGATTTTTATAAAATTAATTCTGAATATTATTCTATGAATCTTGATTCTACTACATTTAAGAAAAATAGTATAAGAACTTTTAATAGAGCTATTAGAGATTTATATAAGAATTCAGATCCTCGTGAACACAGTGTTATTGGAGAGATATTAAAACTCGTACCATATATAAATATCAGCAATAATGTTTTGTGTTGGAATATTGAAGACGTTCACCCTGATGAAATTATCCCATTAAATATGAATGAAATTAGAGCCATTTTAAGACCAAAATCTGATTATGGACGTAAAATCATGAATAAATTGGAAAAATTATTTATTAAGGGTGAACCGGTATTATGTAGGTTTGAATCAGTTGGTCAAACCCAATATATTATTAATCCTAGATTGTTTTATAGAGGTAATGATATATCACAACTTAATGCAATTATTGAACAGTTTGATATTTCAAAACATAGATGTGACAAAAAAAGAAAAATTATTAAGGAGGCCTAAATTATGACAGCATTTATGACACTAATTTTATCAAGTACTGCAAATATGATTTATTTTGCAGCACTATTAATCATTTGTTTTTATGGGGTTGAACGTATTATTACCGCTATTAAACATAATGACGAAGCAGATGTATTATTAGATTTATTATGTTCACAACCACAACATGATTATGAATGTTGTGATGAGGACAACTTCATTCGTCCAGCATAATAGTAAAAATTGACACTAAAGGAGATGATTATTAATTGTCTGAATACGGAGTTAAGATTGCTAACTTTCAGGCCGGTAGTATATGGGATACTAATTTAGGTGTTAGAGAAAAATACCATACTACCCCCGCTATGTTAACAAATAGTTTATTTTTGGATTATCTGCAAAACAATGGTTTGCGAGTTTCAAAAAATGGGTTTACACGAGATGTTATTTGTATCCAGTTTGACTATGGTTCGGATAGTTACGAACAAGCTTTAACCAAACTTAATAAAGCCGTTAAGAAAAACAGAATCGAGAGAAAACGTGTAAAATCTCATGGTCATAAGGAACAGATTGCTAAAGTTGAATATACTAAACGTGAGATCGCAAGACGCAAACGTGAATTAGAAAACAACAAAGATATGTTTGACAGAAAATCAAAGACCGAGTTACGAGAGATATTCTACGTTAATGGCGTGGATATTAAATATCCGAAGTTTAATAAAACCGGAGAAGTAACCGGTTATGATACTATTCATTATAAAATGTTGTACCGCACACCCGGTAAGGCAAAAAAAGGAACGTGTATGTTTATTAAATCAAGTCTATATAAACGTGCGCATAACTTTTTATGGATGGGGTTAAAATTACCGAAGAGGAATGCTCCAATTGTTGAGATCGGGGCCTACTCTTCTCTCATAACTTCTACTATTGAGGGGCGTGTAAAGATAGAGCCAGAGAATATATTAATACTAAAAGACGTTGATTCGTTTTTCAATACGGACGTTATTAGTATTGAAACAGATGAGAACAAACAATGTCACGCAGTATTACGTGAAAATTATAAGGTTAAGAATGTATTATTTGACGGACAAGCACTTATCGATGAGAGTATATTCCCTGAATGGGGCAATGGATACGTATTATTACGTCAACATTTCTTCAAAGCTGCAGCATTTCATACTAAGATACAAAAATATTTTAAAGACTACTTCGGTGATAATTATGAAACCGCTAAAGTGACAGATATGTGGGGTAATGAACATTACGCAAAAGATATTAAGTTAATAACTACCGAAAATGCTATAAAATGGATTAAGTTTGATGTCTCATATGACTATTGGTGTGAAAAGGTATGGGACAACGGTGCAATATTCGGAATTGTTAAAACTGCACACAAAAGTAAACTAGGGGATGTTCAGCGAATGAGTTATCAAATGGTTAACTCGTTGGACATAAACACTATTGATGATGTAATTGCCGAGACAAGAGAATATATATATAAACTCAAAACTGATGATGAAACGTATTTTGAGTTTTTAAGGCGTAATGCAAATTTCATGAATGATTGTGAAGTATTGTTAACATTAGTTGAGCAAAATCCAGACTTTGTTAGAAGCGAGTATTTTGTAGAACGAAGACAACAATTAATTGGTAATTACGTTCAAAGAAATGTTAAACAGGGTAGAATTATTCAGAATGGTGATAATTTGGTAATCGTAGGCAATCCTTACGGAATGTTAATGCATTCGGTGGGAGAAAACGCTTTAGATGATCCTACATTCAAGCATGAAGATGGCTGTATTCAATGCTGGACGGCTAGGTTTGATGACGGAGAATATTTGGCAGAGTTCAGGAGTCCATTTAACTCATGTAATAATTTAGGATATTTACATAACCATTATCATGATTATTTTGATAAATATTTTAATTTTGGAACACAAATCATAGCAACAAATGGAATTAACACACCATTTCAAGATAGAAACAATGGTAGCGATGCAGATTCAGATGCACTTTACGTTACTAACCAACCATTAATAGTAGAACGTGCTAAATATTGTTACGTTAACTACCCTACTGTTGTTAATAATATCCCAATGGAAAAAAATATTTATTCCAATGAATTAATAAGTTTTGCAAAAATTGATAATAACCTTGCGGCTGCTCAATTAGATATTGGAGAATCATCTAATGTAGCACAAATAGGATTAAGTTATACATATAATGACTTCGGTAAAAAATATGACAACTATATTGCAATACTAGCTGTTTTAGCTCAATGTGCAATTGATAATGCGAAAAGGTCATACGACGTAGATGTACGTTCAGAGATTCAGCGTATAAAAACCGAAATGAATGTTAGGTCAATTGGTTATCCAGCATTTTTTGCCGGTATACGACCAGACTTGCGTTCAAAGATAAATCCTAATATAGATTGCCCTATGAATCATGTATATAACATTAAAAATAAACGAATGCCAAATACTGAAACAATACCAATGAAAGAGTTTTTCATACCGCATGAAAATAAGCTTACTAAACATAAATCATATAAGATAGAAAAATTAATTGAAAACTATTCATTGGAGATAATGAATTTTAATATGGAAGATCCTAATGACCATTCTCAGTATTTATTATTAAGAAGTGATTATGATGATTTAATAAACGAACTTAAAAGAATTACAATGCCTGAAAAATATATAGGAATGATGAGTTGGTTAATTAATAGGGCACTTATAATTACGCCAAATATCAAGGGTAAAAAAGATGTAATAGATACAAGACTTAGTAAAAATCGTTCCATTTTACTCAAAATATTGTACGATATTAACCCAAAAACGTTCAAAAAATGCTTTAAAATTAGACTACAATAGCAATATTTTCGGAATCGTGCGGTAAATGCGGCATGATTCCGAAACACAAGCTGATAATATGAGGAAGAAGGCGATAATATAAATAGCAAAAATTACGACAAACAATTTAGTTGTTATATAGACGAAGTATCAACTAAATATAATATATCAACCAATAAGGCTAAAGAAATAGTAGACGATGTTTTAGATGGCGTTGCTCAGGATTTAATTGACGGCAAAAGAGTTACAATACCAAAACTTGGCTCTTTCAAGGTAAAAGAATATCAAGCACGTAGTATAAAAGACATCAATACTGGAATGTATCGTACAATACCAGCTAAAAAACGTGTTAAATATAATCCTAACAAATGGATAACAACACGAATTAATGAATAAAAAGGAGTGAGGAAATTGTTAAATATTCCTGAAGGAAAGACTTATCACTCGTTCAAGGACATTGCCAAAGATATTGGATTAAAGCCTTTTACAAGAAAAACTAATGATAAGTCGAAATTAAAATCTCAGCAGAAAAAGTTCTTAGGGACATGCCCTTATTGTCATCAAGTGCTTACATATGTTGAAAATACAAATGTATTAGTTTGTAACAATGAAGAATGTAAAGGTAAGAAAAAAGAGTTTTATAACAAAGCAGGCGAACAGGTTGTAGCATATGATCCATATACTAAATTACTATATGGTAAGAGTGCTGCTATAGCCGACACTTTGTTTAATGAGTAATTATGAGTAAAAATCAAGAATGTATGGAAAAGATTCTAACTAGATTAACTGGATTAATCGAGATAAATGAATCTGATACAAAAGAATTACGAAAATTAGTAGATATGGCATGTTGTGTATCAGCGCAGCTTGCATATATAGATGCTATAAATGATGAAGAAAAGGAGATACAAATAAGTTATGAATAAGATTTCAAATGCAGATTTTATTAAGAGTGTTGCAAAGAAGACTGGCTTTCGCCAGCAAGATATTAAAGAAGTTTTAAGTGCTATTCAGACAGAGGTAGAAACTAATTTAGTAAATGATAACGCTACGAAGTTATTCCGTTGGTTATCAATAGAGCCTACTCATAAGAAAGCTTGTGTAAGACGAAATCCAGCTACCGGTGGTACAATAAAGGTGCCAGCAAGAAATGGGGTTAAGGCAAAGTTTTCAAATAGTATTAAGATGCTTATTAACGAATGATACCTTCCTATATTGTACCTCTTGTCTCAGCAGTGAGACAGGGGGTATTTTTTTTATATATATTGCGGAGAAGTGTAACGGATGCATAACGGGTTCATGCCCCGAAGGTAGCAGGTTCAATTCCTGTCTCCGCTACTCTCTAACTTGAGAAATTTATGAACGAAAGGAATGATTATTATAATCGAAGTAACGAAAAACGATGGTAAAAAACTTAATCAGATTATACCTGATTTAGTTCATTGCACATATCACAAGCGGCACTACTATGTGACCGATTGTAGCAAGACTTGGAATGTTGCAAAGAAAATTGGAATTGACGTTTCAAGATATACGAATGGGCGGTGATTAATATTAATTTTAATAGAGAACCGCAAGAAAATGAAAACCAATTTATTTGGCGACTTGCATTTGCAAAAGATACTGGCGTAATTAACCTTACATGGAGCGAATTAGCCTATTATCTCAACAAGGGTATATATGGTGATGATGAAGAAAATTATCTTGGTGATTCAGCATACCGAAAGAGATATCAAATGGCTAAGGCTATGTATGATGATGTGTTTAGTCAAATGGAATCAGACGAGTTCATTCGTGAATTAAACAGAAAGACTCGTGATCTTACTAAAGAGCGTATGAAATTACAGACAGAGAAAGTTGAATATAACCGTTGGTTGCGTCAAGAAGCCAGAGACGAACTAATTCTTGAGAAAATAACCAACAGTATTAAAAACATGTCTGAAATTAAAATACCAAAATATATTAAACCCGAACAGAATAAAAAAGATTATTTGTTAGTGTTTGGTGACGAACATTATGGTGCGGAGTTTGAAATTAAAGGACTCAAAGGCGAAATTCTTAATCGTTATAATCCAAAGATTTTTGAAGAACGTATGTTAGATTTGTTAAATCAGACTATTGAAATTATTAAAAAAGAAAAGATTTCCGTTCTTCATATATTTTCGATGGGGGATTTTTCTGATGGAATACTTCGTGTGAGTCAGTTAATGAAACTTAAGTACGGTGTGGTTGACGGAACTATTAAGTATGCAGAGTTTATTAGTAACTGGTTGAATGAATTGTCTAAATACACACGTATTATATACCAGCAAACCGCAGGTAATCATACGGAATTGCGTATGATAGGTCAACCAAAAGGTACTTTTGAAGACGAAAATATGGAAAAAATATTAGCCGAGTTTATCAAAATTAGACTTGCTAACAATCCAAATTTTGAGTTTATAGAAAATCCTACTGGTTATAACTTTGCTGAATTGGCCGGATATAATGTTATGGGTATTCATGGTGAAGTCAAAAATATGGAAAATGCTATCAAAAATTTTTCTGATATATATAGCACTCCTATTGACTATCTTATCGCCGGGCATTTACATCATAATAAAATTGAAGAAATTGGAGTTAATAAAGAAGTATTAAACATGGGATCAATTATTGGTTTTGATCCTTACTCATTGAAATTGCAAAAGACCTCCAATGCTTCTGGTAAGTTAATAATTTTCGAGAAGGATAAAGGAAAGGTTTGCGAATACACAATGAAACTTAATTGAGGTGATAATATGGTTTCAATAAAAGAAGCATTAGCGCACTCTTCTAACTATGGTGCTACAAGAAGCACAAGTTCTATTAAATACATTGTTGTACACTATACCGCTAATGATGGAGATCATGATGAAAGTAATGCTAAATATTTTCAAACTGCAAACAGAAATGCTTCGGCACATTATTTTGTAGATGACGACAGTATTACTAGATCCGTTAAGGATACGTGTGTAGCATGGTCTGTTGGTGGTTCAAGATGGGCTGATTGTCCACAAACCGGTGGCGGCAAAATGTATGGCAAGATTACTAATAGTAATTCAATTAGTATAGAAATGTGCGATACAAAAAAAGATGGAACAATTAAGGCAACTGAAACTACAATGAATAATACAGTTGATTTAATTGTAAGTTTGTTAAAGAAATATAATCTTAAGCCAGATTGTGTTTATAGACATTTTGATGTTAATGGTAAACATTGCCCGGCTTATTTAATGAAAGAGGCTGACTGGAAAAAGTTTAAAGATAAAGTAGTAAAGGCTTATGGCGGAAACACAACATCAAGTACAACTACGGTTAAGAAAACTTATTCCGGAACATTCCCTACTCTCCCATCTCGTGGATATTTTAAAAAGGGTGACACTGGCGCTCAGGTTAAAAACTTACAGAAGTTTTTGAATTGGGCAGTTAATACAAAACTTACAGTGGACGGCGAAGCTGGTGATAAAACTATTGCAGCAGTTAAGTCATTTCAGAAACTTGTTAAGCTAACACAAGATGGATTATTTGGCAAAGATTGTTTAGCCAAAGCTAAAACATATAAGAAATAATTAATATCCTGTAAACAAGCATTAAAAGTTGATAAGACAATAGTGACCTGTACGTTGGAACGTCTGTGTGGTGAACACAGCGGGGAAGTTCCCTGATAAATCAATAAAGCCTACGCAATCCAACAAGGCTTCGTGTGATTGAAACTGCACACCGGGATATTTTTGTGAATATACTCCGTCCGGGAGTAATTTTTTTGTGACTCAAACAGCAATTTATTTAATTAAATTAACAACATTAAAGATTGAAAAAACAGCTTCTGCTATTTTTTGTAAGGAGTAACTAACAAAATCACGACTATACGTGATATTGTTGCTCTTGATTTTTTTTGAGTCATGTTTTTTTTGTGATGCTAACAGCAATTTAATAATCAAGGGTTGAAAATGTTATAAGGCATCATGTCTATTGGGCGTAAGGAACAAAGTCCGGTTCGAATCCGGTGCGTCCACTATTATGAATAAAAGGAAAGAGGTGAAATTGTGGCTACACGCAGTTTAACAAAAAAAGGTGCCACAACAAATACGAGTAGCGACAAAACCACTACTCTAAAAGAAATTGATAAAATAATTAATAACATTAAAGTTGATTTTGATAAATTAGAATCAAAAGATCAATTAAAGTGTTTGGAAATTCTTGGTGTTGGTAGTGAATATTTTACTTGTCAACATTGTGGTAAACCTAAGAAAAAGCAAAGTTTCTACGCTTCTACTGCTCCAAATTGTAAATCAGGTATTACTGATGGTTGTAAAGATTGTGCAAATGAAATTGCAACTCCAACTGTTAAGGGTGTTAGACAACAACCAACAAAAAAGACAGTTGACGATGCTTGTTATTTTCTTAATAAACCAATGCTTGATTCAATTTGGGATGCGTCATTATTAGAAGCAGCAAATCAATCTAATGGGAAAAATAAATCAAATGTATGGGCGAGTTATATTAAAAATGCAGCAATGCCACAATATTATACTCTCACATATAGGCAGTCAGATAATTATACTGGTGGAATGTTTAGCATTGAAGATATGGCTGAAGATTCATTACCTAAAGATCAGGAAATATTAGAACAGTTTGAAAAGAATAAAGACGATGTGTTGCGTTTATTAGGATACCTTCCTTTTGAAAGAGAAAAATTAGCCGATCAGCCATTTTTATATTCTCAATTAATTGGTTTTTTAGATTCTGATGAAAGTGGAAATGATGATATGATGAGAACCTCATCTATTATTAGTATTGTTCGAGGTTTTTTACAAATAAATCAAATAGATGATATGATTGCTGATTTGGTACAGGATCCTAGAAATGCTGAAAAGAATATTGCTACAGTTAAGGCACTTCAAGAAATGAAGAAAAATATAACAGTTAATGTTACAAAATTAGCTGAACAAAGTTGTATATCTTTAAAAAATAGCAAAAATTCAATTAGAGGGGAAAATACGTGGACTGGTAAATTAAAGAAAATTAAAGATTTAAATTTACGTGGTTCTGAAGTTAATGGATTTGATATTGCTACTTGTCGTGGAATGCAACAAGTTCAAGAAATTAGTGATGCTTCTATTATGAAACAGCTTGCTCTTGATGAATCCGAGTGGTCGGATATGGTTGCTGAAATGAGAGTTGTTAATCAAGAACTAAGACAAGAAAGAGACCAATACAAAGAAATAAATAGAATATTGTTACGAGAAAACTTGGATTTAAAAGATTTCCTAGAAGAAAATGAATTAAATTCAAATATAGAATATAAAAACTTAGAAGAATTATATTCTATCTTTGGCAATATCGAAGAGGAGGAAGATATTGATGAGCAAGATACTTCTTCCGAATGATATGGATTTACCATATGATAAAGATTTTTATAAAGATTATGGTATTTTTGTAAAACCGATAGATTATCCTATGTCTACTAGAAAAATTGAATCATTAATAGAAATATCAAAAATGCAAAAATACTTTCAATGTAATCCTTTAAAATGGATAGATTTAATGTATAACATTGAGATGTTAGATTGTCAAGCACTAATTATACAACGAGCATGGAATTGTCCAAATGTTCTTGTTACTGCAAGTCGTGGAATAGGAAAATCTACAACACTTGATGTTATTTTAATGTCTAAAGACAGTTTGTTTTGTAATTATTGGTGTTATATAGCAAGTGGATCAGGAGATCAAGCACAACAAACTTTTATGACATTGGAAAAATTAGCAAATGATAATATTGATGAATTTCAGGGTTCAACTGGAAGATTATTTAAAGATGAAATTGTAATTCCTAGTGCAAGTGGTGATGGCTTTAGTCATAACCCAAATGGTTTTACATATACAACATATAATGGCTCTACAACAAAAACCTTAAATAGCAACATAGATTCAAGAAGAGGTGCGAGAGGATCAATAATTTTTGATGAATCGGCGTTTTTATCGGAAGAAATGATCAACGTATATTCTGCTTTTGCTATTGTTAATAAGAGTTTTAAAACCGGTAAAGATTCAAGTGGTAAATCTATTGATCCTATACGTCAAAGAACTTTTGCTACAAATATACCTAATCAAAAATTCTTAATTAGTTCAGCATCAACAACTGATACTAAATATTATGCATTATATAGGGATTGGTCTAAAAGACAGATTATGGGAGATCCCGATTATTGTGTACTACATATAGATTGTGAAATAGCTTTTAAACCTACGCTTCATGGTAAGGTTATTGCGCCACTACTTTCTCGCTCCACTGTTGAATCGGAAATGAGAACAAATCCAGAAAAAGCTAGACGTGAATATTATTGTCAATTTACCACAGAAGCTGGCTCGGATGCAATTGTTAAACGTGGTGTAATCACAAGAAATGAAGAAACACGCAAACCGGTTCATTGTAATGAAACTGGTAACAAAAAATATGCATTATTTTATGATCCTGCACGTAAAGTAGATAATTCATTTATATTGGTTGCAGAATTTTATGATTATATTCAAGTAGATGGGAGTATTGATAAACGTGCAAAAATTGTAAACGGAGTAAATCTTCTTGATGTAGGTAAAAAAATAAAAAGCCCTATGCGTACACCAGACCAGATTGAATATTTAAAGCAAATGATATTAGATTATAATGCAGGTGCTGATGGATATGAAAACATTGTTGGAATTTGGATTGATGCTGGTACTGGTGGTGGTGGCGTAAATATAGCTGATTACTTAATGCCTGATTGGGAAACAGCCGATGGAATAGTACACAGAGGATTAATTGATAAAGAATATTCCTCTGATTATGTGGCACAGTTTCCAAATGCAGTTGACAAAATCCATTTAATGGAGCCGGCAAAATTTAAATCCATGATGTATGAAGCTTTAATAGAAATGCTTAATCAAGATAAGATAGGATTTACTGCAACGTTTGATAACAAAGATTACTTAACGGTTTTTGATATTGACCAAAAAAAATTATCAAAAGAACGTGAACGTATTTCGGAAGAATTACGCAAACTAAAACTTAATGAAAAAGAATTTGAGGTTAAGTTACAAGAAGAATTGAGTAAAATACAATCAGTTAATACAAAAACAATTAAACTTGATTGGAAAGACAAAATTGCTCTTGGAAATATTGATGCTACAAAAGAAGAACTTGTGAATATGGTTAGAAAAAAAAGAGAGTCCGGCAAGGACTCTTTTGAGTTAACCCCAGAAAAAGCAAATAAGATGCACGACGATAGAGCTTATACATGTTGTATGCTCGGCTGGGCCTTAATGGAAGAACGTAGAAAATTATTATTACAAAGACCTAAACAAGATTCTTCCGACTTACTTGAAAAACTTGCATCGCAAATACGTAAAAGAAAATAGAAAGGAGACGCTATTATAATGGCGACAAAAAAAACACCTGACGCAATAAGCGTCTCAAATGTAGAAAAACACAATAGTCGTACTTCTGAAGAAATAAAAACAATTCAGAAACAATATGAATTAGATAAACAAAAACAATTGGCTTTATTCGAAAAAGCAAGTACTGCTTTAAAACAAATGAGTGATATTAAAAATGCTACAACAACTACTAATACAAGTAGATATGATAGAGAAACTTTACGAACAATTGTACAAAATCCTCAGTCTAATGAAAGTAGATTACAAGAGGCTGCACGATATTTTTATTATAGGTCGCAAATATTCTTCAGATTGATTAATTGGTATGCAGACATGTGGTCGCTTGATTGTCGTAAAGTAACCCCTAATATTGATTTAACAAAAAATAACAATGTTAAGAAAATCAAAAAGAGTTATTTTGAGAATCTAAATGCATTGGAAAGATACCGGATTGCCACCAATTTCCCAGAACTTGCAATTCATTGTTATCTTGAAGATGTATGTTATTCAATATTTTTTAAAGGAGAAAAATCGTCTTTCTTTTATATATTAAATCCTTCAGAATGTAGAATAATGGGGCGTTATGAATCTGGAGATTTAGCATATGCCGTAGATGCTTCAAAATGGGCAAGGGGTAATAGACGAACTCAGGCTGAATTATTAGGAAGCCCTTTAATAGATATAGTTAATGAATATGACAGAACTGGCGAAAAATGGATCATGATGCCAGATGAATATGCTGCTTGTTTTAAATTTAGAATTGAAGACTTAAATCATATAATTGTTCCGTTTATTCCACTTCTTCAATCATTATCAGCATTAGGCGATGCGGAAGATATTCAGGCAATACTTGACGACCAAGCGGTATATAGATTAATAGCGGTTCCCATGCCAGTGTTAAACTCAGCAAAAGATGCCGATCAGTTTGCTATTAGTCCAGATTTGTTAATTAAGTATTATGAAAAGTTTACCGAAGCTTTGCCAGATTATGCGGCGGCTGCTCCTATACCCGGAGAATTGACAAATGATAATGTTATTGATTTTTCTACTTCTGCAGCAGACAAAGATATTCAAAGGTTACAACAAAATCAAGACACATTGTTGGCCACTTCTGGTGGCGGTGCGGTAATTAATTCTAATAAAATTACTTCTACCGCAGCTTTTAATGCTTGGTTAAAATCAGAGTCTGCTTTTGCTATTACTACACTAATAGGTCAAATAGAAGGATTTACAAATAGAATGCTTGAGTTTGATGTATCAGATCCGTGTACGGTTGAATATTTTAAGTGTACTATTTATACCAAACAAGAACTATATGAAAATTTATTAAAACAATGTCAACATTCTTTTAGTGATAGATTAGCCTTACAAACTTTATGTGGAATTTCAGAAAGAACTACTTTGGTTTCAGAATACTTAGAAAATGAAGTATTTGAGTTACCTACATTGATGAATCATCCACTTAATTCAAGTTATACTCAGAGTGGAAGTACCGATGAAAAAGGAAGACCACAGGTAGACGATGATGAGTTAAGTCCGTCAGGGGAAAGAAGTAGAAATTCTTAATAAAAACACTGTTTCATAACCAAATAATCGGAACGTTTTGAAGTTCATATTGAACACGTTTCTAAACAGCCCGTCCGGTGGCGTATGGAACAACGAAACAACTATATAAATTATGGTTGTATTGATATATTTGGAGAGTAGTTAACTACTCTCCTATTTTAATGAAATGAGGAAAAAGATATGGATAAATTTATTATGACATTAGATCCCGGTGTTGCTTTAGAATTATCTGCAATGGGATTTAAAAGAGCTGGGCAAAATGGTAAACAGTGGTTTTATCTTAACGATGAATCATTAGTAAGTGATAACAAAAAGCGTTTTGCAAAGCTAAAATATACGACCACAAATAAGATTACATTTGCGGTTAATAGTCCTGCGGATATGTTATATGCAACGCAGTACGTTAAAGATTAATGAGAGAGAATCTCAATTTGCGAGCATTTAGCAGTGTTCGTTTTTAAATATTGAAGAAAGGAGGAAAATATTAAATGGCAAAAGTTAAGCTACTTTCACTTAATGATTTGCATAATTATTTTGCCTCAACTAACAAAACTGCTCATTTTAGTTCTAAAGATTCAAATCAAAATATAGTCGTTCAAGTTAACGGACAATTAAGATTCGATGAAAATAATGATAAAGACATTGAAGGATTATTGCCCGTAACTCTTATGAGCTGCCATATAGATGAAAACGTAAACCACTCTTCTATTGCTGAAGATGTAATGATTAAGGCTATGCCGAGTTTTTCAAACAGACCTATTCTTGGTTTTATTCATGAAGTTGATGGCGAACCACAATTTTATAGTCACAATATGCATTTAAATGAAAATAATGAATTGGTTTATGATGAAATACCTATTGGTACGGTGCCAGAATCATGCAATGCAAGACTCGAAGAATATGATGATAAAAAGTATTGTGTGGTTGATGGATATATCTATGAAGGTTATACAAAAGCTGCCGAGATATTGAGACGTGAACAGAAATGTGACGTATCAGTAGAACTTGAAATTCGTGAACTTTCATATAATGCAAAAACAGATATTTTAAATATAGAAGATTTCTTCTTTTCCGGAGTTACAATTCTTGGCGTTGACGAAGAAGGTAATAAAGTATATCCCGGTATGGAAGGAGCAAATATTACATTAGCAGATTTTAGTCAGAAAAATAACAGTTTATTTTCCGATAATTCAAAAATAATTGAATTGCTATCTGAAATGAATAATAAATTGGATAGTTTCAATATAAATAATTCTACAAGGAAGGAGGAACCGACTACAGTGTTTGAGAAACTTTTAAAGAAGTATAACAAAACTGAAGCAGATATCACGTTTGAGCATGAAGGACTTTCTGATGAAGAACTCGAAACTTTGTTTAAGGATCATTTTGAAACAAAGAAAAAGAAGAAGAGTTCTGATGATGACGATTCAACAGTAGTATCTGAGGGAGAAGGTGATTCTTCCGGAGAGAATCAAGGTCAGGATGATACTAATACTAACACAAGTGTTAATACCGATGATAATTCTGGTGAAGTTAATACTGGTAGTGACAACTCTGGCGAAAATACTAATCCAAGTGGCGAAAATACAAGTGGAGAATCTACTGAAAATACTAATGGAGAAAACAATGGCGAAGAAACCGGAGAAAATAACTCTGGTGAAAATGGCGAGGAAAATCCAGAAACTAATGAGAACTTCACTAAAACATTTGAGTTAAGTCATAGTGATATTCGTAGTGGTCTTTATGCTTTACTTGAGCCTTATGAGGTCGAAGATAATGAGTGGTATTGGATTACTGCAGTATATGATGATCATTTTGTATACGAAGGTTGGTCAGATGATAAGATTTTCGACCAGAAGTATAGTAAAGATGGCGACAATATCAAGTTCGAAGGTGAACGTGTTCATCTTAATAGAGAGTATCTTACCGACTCAGAGCTTGTTGCGCTTAATGAAATGCGTAGTAACTACTCTCTCATTCAGTCTAAATTAGCATCTTACGAGGCAGAACCACAGAAAATGGAAATTCTTGAATCTGATTGTTATGCTCAGATTTCTAATTTAGATGCTTTCAAGGAACTTGCTAAACAAGAAAATCATTTTAGTATGAGTGTTGAAGATGTTCAAACTAAAGCTGATGAATTACTTTTGGCATATGCTAAAGGTAATAAGGTAGAGTTTTCTACTAAAACATCACCAATGAAAGTTCTCCCAATTAACAAGACTAAGGCAAGTAAAGGTAAGTCACGTTATGGTGGAACGTTTTCAAGAAGTGAAGATTAATAAATAATTTATTTTATCAATGCGCCATATATATGGCGTTATTTTTTTTACAAAAATTGAAAGGAGATTTTAAAAATGGCAATAGACGTAAATAAAAAAGCAGATCATATTGTTATGTTTCCATCGTTTGTAGCTTCTGCTATGGGACAGTATGGACACATAATTAATTTAGTTATGCAGGCTAATCAGGATAATGGTGTGCTTGCAGCTAAGGGCGACTATGTATCATTTGAGCAGTACAAGATGGCTGCTGTTGCAGATAACAAAGTAGAAGGAGTAATTAGAGAGGCTAGTGCTGAGGGTGGCTGGTATGTTGAGTTTACAAAGCTCGATGGACAGTATTTCCTTGTATACAACTCTCCTATTAGTCCTTATCCAGAGAAGGAACTTCGTGACGAAGCACTTTTCTACAATGCTAAGGGCGATGTAACTCAGGGTATGGAGCTTCATCTTGGAGATGTTATATCTCTTAGTGATGATGCTTTCACAGGTACAGCACAAGCAGGTAAGACAGTTAAGTATTCTGCTGGTAAGTATATTGTACAGTAATTTTACGAAAGGAGAAGACAAATAATGAGAAAGACATTTTCTAATCATGTTAATAGTGTATTTGCTGAGATGAAGACTGATTATGAGTCAATGAATAATCTCATGCAGGATTTGGCATTGGGTAAGGAATTATACGATGCCGAGGAAGATAAGATAATCTCAAAGGCAGAGGCTAATGCTAAGATTCTTGAGTTCTCTCGTAAGGTTATGGGTATCACAGATACTTCTGATAGAAAAGCTGTACGTAGAGCAATTCGTGATAACAGCCGTGAGTGGTTTGATATTATAGAGGATACAATCGACGTTTCTGTTCCCGTTGGTCTCAAGGAGTCCGATTGGTTCAACGAGTTAGTTGAGTATAAAACAATTGGTCTCGATGACAGACAGGATTTTGACATTGAGGATCAGGATACTATTCTTTCAGTAGCTAAGGCTGGAACTTCACATCACGATCACATTTTACAGCGTCTCAGAGCTGGTGAGAAGATCACTATTCCTACTGAGCGTTATGTAGTTAAGGTTGGTGCTGACATCAATAAGTATATTGTTGGTGATGTTGATTGGAATAAGCTTATTGAGGCTATTACAAAGGCATACGCAAACGAGATTCAGAATCAGGTATACGCAGAGGTTGGTGTTGCAATCAACAAGCTTCCAGCAAGATTCAAGGGTAATGGTACTCTAGTAAAGGCTGACCTTGATGATATTATTCAGGATGTTGCTGCTTACAATGGTTCTGATGTAGTTATCATGGGTACTAAAGCTGCACTTTCTAAGATTAGTGCAATCGCTGACGTACAGTGGGCAGCCGTTGATCAGAAGAATTCTGTAATGAATACTGGCAACATTGGTATTTACGAGGGTACAAGACTTGTTACTATTCCTACAAGATTCAAGGATAAGGCTATGTCTGATTACACATTCCCTGTAAATCAGTTACTTATCATGCCTGTAATTGGTGACGCTGGTAAGTTTATTAAGGTTGTTGATCAGGGTGATACAGAAATTCTCGAAGTTACCGAGAAGGGTGCATACACAAGCGATCTTCAGACATACGAAGCACAGAGAAATCTTGGTGTAGGTTGTGTTCTTGGACGTTACTTTGGTGAGTGGACAATATAATAATTAATGGGCGGGGAAGTACCCCGCCTTAATATGAAGAAAAGGAGATTAAAAATGGCACAAAGAAAAATGGAAAAACAAACCACGAGTACTTCAAATAATGTGGTTGTTGAAAATAAAAATATTGAAGAAAAGATTGAACCTAAAAAGAAAGTTTTTGAGCAGAATGATGGAATTATGTGCAAATCTCTTGTTCAAGGCAGATTAAATGTTGAAGGCCCGAAGACAAAGATGATTTATAACTTTTCCCATTTTGGCGATGAAACTGAAATTGAGTATAGAGATTTAGTTGCTTTGGTAAGAACTAAAGATGTTTCTGTATTCTCACCTCGTTTTGTTGTTATTAATGATGATTTCTTAGGCGAGTTTCCAAACGTAAAAAAGTTTTACGATAACGAATACTCTGTTAGAAATATAACAGATATATTAGAACTTGATAACACAGAAATGATTGAGAAAATAAAGAACCTTCCAAAAGGTGCTTTTGAAGCTCTTAGATCTATTGCAGCAGAGCGTGTAATGAGTGGAGAAATTGATTCGGTTCGTAAAATTAAATCTTTGGATATAGCTTTTGGCACAGACCTTAATTTCTTGGGTGAATTTCTTTCTGAAGATTAAGGAGGCGTACCATGACCTCTAATTATCAGGATATATTTTCTAGGTTTCTAATTAAAATTCGTGACTACGAATTTGCAAATTTAACTGAGGCTAATGCTAATGAGATGATGCAAGAGTGGCTTCGTTCATCGCTCAGTAAGCCTCAAGTAAGAAGAATAATGACAAATCTCGTATGTGATGAGGAAATTGGTCAAATGTCGTATGATATGACCTCTCCTACTTCAGACGAAGAAGCGGATAAGGATTTTGTTGAAGAATTGTTAGCGACTCAAATCATAGTGGAATGGCTACAACCCCGTGTTAAAACCACTACTCTTTTGAATCAGATGGTTGTAAATTCTAAGGAAAGTAAATTCTACTCGCAGCAGGCTCAGCTTTCTCAAATGCAGGCTTTACTTGCTGACTCAAAAAATGAAGTTACTAGAATGTTGACCGATCATGGATTCATATATAACTCATATTTAGGAAACGTTTCATCGTGAAGCATAAATATGGTTCATTTGACGCAAAACAAATTTCAGAAACAAAAGAATTGATTCGCAAGAGAATATTTTTCTTACTTCTTGTTGCAGAAGATTTAGAAACCAAAACAAGATTTCCAGAAGTGGATTTATACGAAGCGCATGTAGGTTTAATGTATAAGATCTCAGGTTTTAATGAGTTATTAGGTAAACCACAACAAATTGTTACTGTGCTTTGTTTGTTAGAAGAAGCCTTAAAATTAATACAAACCGAGTTTGATTTTGCGACATATCGCAAATTTATCTTAGATGCAGGAGCAAAGGTTTTAAGTATACCAGAAAGCGAGGTGTAATATATGCCTAGTTTTTCAGATTATCAAAAACTAATGCTTAGTAAGGGTAATACTGTCGGTAAAGTTCATACTCATGAATCACAAGATATTGTTGAATATACATGGTATGACGATCCGACATCTTATGTTGGTTATCTCTACTCTTATGAATATGATGATGAACCAGATAAGAATATTGGTCTTAACCCAGAAAAGTCTAAAACTAAGATACCGGTTGATGTAAAGTTTATAATCAATACATATCAAACTTTGGATAAAGATAATGTAGATTACAGAATAATGTTTAAACCAAGCTATAGGTGTAATGTACCATACTACAATGAACTTTTTGAAAAGAAGTGTGGGAGTGAATTCCCGATTGGTCTTTATCTCGATTTGCCAGATGAAAAGGGTATCTATCGTAGGTGGATGATTGTTGCTGGTGCTAATACCGACAACGGAGATTTCCCGAATTGGTCAATATTATTCTGTGATTACGACTTTAAATGGATATATAACGGTAAGAAATATCATTGTTGGGGTGTTGGAAGAAGCCAGAATTCGTA